AGAAATGCAGGAAGTTTATGATGATTATGTTGGCACTATCTGGGAAGCTGAGGATGGTGATGATCTAGTAGAAGAGATCACCGCTGCTTCAGGCTGGTGCATTAAGTCCATTGATTATCTCCATCTCCTTCAGTAATGCAAACTCAAATGACAATGAACAAAGAACAACTTGATCAGTTCAAACTTAACTACGCTGAGATGATTGTTGAGGGTATGGATATGGATACGCTAATCACTTTTGCTGTTGAAAGTATCGAACAAAACCTCAAAGACTACACAGAGGAAGAACTCAAAGAGGAGATCTTAGACCTCTATGATGATAGTGTGCTGAGTGGTATTATCGGTGGCAATGTGTAATGTGACAGTTCACCAGCTGTCTACTCATCACGCCAAACCCACCCCCAGCCCCTTATAGTAATCACATCAAACGAAACCAAACCAATGCGGAAGATCGAACGCCAGATGAACAATGCCATTGCTACCCGCACTGACTTCAAGTCTGGTAATACTGAAGTGATTAATTTCTATAATGATGCTAAAGAACTGGTTATCACTTCTGTCTTTCTTCACGGTAATCTGATTGCTGAAATTGGTGAGACTTTCATTCGATTGTTTGATGGAGGTTATCAGTCTGTGACCACTAAGTCCCGCCTCATTGCTATTCTTCAAATGCACGGAGAACGTGGTGATCGTGTATTCTCTAAGGACTATAAGTGGATGCTTCAGATGAACACTGCCCAAGGATTAACGACCGTTCCGTTCTTCTCTTCAATGCGTCTCGGTTGATAGATTGCTATTATGTGGAACTCACTCACTAAGTCACGCTCACCACAATACCACAAAGAAACGATGCTCAAACTGACTGTAGCTGGTTTGCTGATCTGGGTGTTCTGGACTCCGCTACAACCTGTCCGTGAACTTACTGCCACTGTGTTACATACCACTGCCGATGCGATTTATACTGAAAAATGATTAAAAATCGATTAAAAAGGTATTATTAAATGGCATAGCGTTGTTTATATGGTATTGATAATTATCGGTATCAGTCAATCAACCTGATATGAATTCGTATCATAAAGCTGTGCCAAAGTCTTATTAAACCCGTGCCAGAATCTTATAAAGGGTGCCGGGTCTTGTAGTCTTAGCGCGCACGCTAACGGCGCCGCCGCCCATTCTATAAGACTCCGGCACACCTGGCAACCCCTCCGAACCACTCCGCGAACCGTCCGCGTCTCTTGCCAAATCCCGCCGCGTCCCTTAGATTAGCCATATGAACAAAACCACTCAACCCGACCTGCCCCAGATCCTCGCTGATTATGAGCAGTTTGTGATCGACCAACGCCGTCGCTGGGATGCAATGCGCGCTGAGGTCGCTGGTGCTGATGAGATCCTGACCCCTGCACCTGAGACCAGCCAATTCGGATACTGGCACATTTCCGACCGCCACTGATCCCTCTTACCCCTTATACTGGCCACATCAACCACAGACGACCAATGAACGGCTACGCAAACTACGAAACCTGGAACGCCGCCCTCTGGATCCAGAACGATGAATTTCTGTACAACACCGCCAAGGCCATCGTAGAGTTCGCCGAACCTGACTGCACTCCCTGCGGGAACTGGCGGCGCTTTATCCGTTGTATGGCCAACGGTGAGCGCTTCACCACTGGCGACGGGGTTCGCTGGGATGATGAGGCCATCAACGTCTGCCAGATGGGCGCCCTCTTTGAAGAATTCGCCTGAGGGCCTTGCCCCTCTCCCCATCAGCCCCTACAATAGCCACATCACCGATCCGCTCCGATGATTCTCTCTCAGTCCTCCGACCTTAAGACCCGCCAGATCGTTTGGACGGCCCGCCGCAACGATGACAGTGCTATGGGGTCGCAACTGCAGCCCCAACTGGGCATCAGCGCCTTCGCCATCGCTGGTCAGTTCGCTGAGGTCTGGGCAGACGAAGCACAAGACGCTCTGCCCGTCTGGTGAGGACAGTTGAGCAAGTGGCTCAGGCCCTTGCTTTTCTCCCCGTTTCGTCTTATCTTGGCCTCATACCAAAGGGAACAACCCCAATGACCTCCTCCACTCAGAACCTGCTCGACATCGCCGCTGAGCTCAACGCTGCAGGCAAAACCGTGAAGGTTACCGTGCTCAAGCCCCGCAAGGCACGCCGTTCGGAACTGGTGATGAGCCAAACCAAGGGCAGCCGCACCAACACCAACCGCCGTGGCCAGGCCTACCAGGGCCACGCCACTCACGCCCAGCAGAGCGTGGTTGCAGGTAACCGTGCTGCCTACTTCAAAACCAGCGGCTGATAGGGGCTTGCCAAAGGGGGGGAGCAGTTCCCCCTCTGAGCAGTGGTTTGATGGGTTGATCCTTATGGCGCGGGGCGCGTATCGATATAAAACCCTAACCCCCGATTATAAAAACGCTAACTACCCTAACCTACAAAACTTTGAAATCGCGCTCTTTATTTCGTTCAATTCAAAATTTTTTTCCGGTATGAAATTCTTCGCCAAGGTCGTTCTAAGTCTACTCGCATTTAACTATGTGAACACAAGTCTCCGCACCCCTCCGAGGGACCGCATAGGCCGTCGGAGTAACGTAGATATGAATACGTTTGGAAGGATACCGAACAATGGGGGGTTATAGACAAAAACTAAATACTGCAGTATGATATTGTTGTTGAACTTTTAATTTTATGGCTAAAGGATTCAAAGTTATTCCCAAAGAAACTGAACAAACCGAAGAGTGGGACTACGAAGCGATCAAGGAGCGTGCAAAGGGTAAGAGCATTGTGTTCTGCCTCCCTGGTCGTGGTTGCTCTTATATCTTTCTGAAAAATTTTGTACAACTTTGTTTTGATCTTGTACAGAATGGACTGAGTATTCAGATTTCTCAAGACTATTCCTCGATGGTGAACTTTGCGCGTTGTAAGGTTCTGGGCGCGAATGTTCTCAGAGGACCCAATCAGATTCCCTGGGACGGGAAGTTGCAATATGACTATCAACTCTGGATTGATTCGGATATTGTCTTTGACACGAACAAGTTCTGGCAGTTGATGGATCTTGCACTTCCTGCAGAGGGAGAAGAGAAGGAGATCACTGCTGGTTGGTATGCAACGGAAGATGGTCACACCACCTCTGTTGCACACTGGTTGGACGAAGAGGATTTTGAGAAGAATGGTGGAGTGATGAATCACGAAACCGTAGAGTCCATCACCCGTCGTAATAAGCCCTTCACGGTTGACTACACAGGTTTTGGATGGGTTCTGATCAAACACGGAGTCTTTGAGCGTTTGGAGTATCCCTGGTTTGCACCAAAGATGCAACGATTTGACTCAGGGCGTATCCAGGATATGTGCGGTGAGGATGTGAGTTTCTGTCTGGATGCAAAAGCAGCGGGTATCGTCACCTGGTGCGACCCACGTATCAGAGTCGGTCACGAGAAAACGAGGATTATCTGATGGCTTCTAAGTTACCACGACATAGGTTCAAGTTAGTTCACGAAGGCCGGGAAATCTCTTCTGGTCTTCTGAGTGAGGAGGGGAAGTTTGAGGCTTTCCAAATCTTAAGTCAGTTGTTTGATGAAGGTAAACCGGGCGCGATTGACCCGGATGATGTTGCAGTGATTGAAGTTATTGAAGGAGTTTAATTATGGCAAAACCAAAAGGCGCAATGAACAAGGTGAACTTCCAACCGGGTCCACCGAAAAAGACTCGTCAAGGCCGTTCTGCTCGTACTCTACTGAGTGCAACCTCACGCAATGGTCGTAAGAAGGCTTATCGCGGTCAGGGTAAAGGGTAAATAGTATTAACGACTATCAGGTGATCAATGTCTGCACTGATCTGTAATTTACCTTCTCAAGAGGTATGGGTTCGTAAAGAATATCTTACAGATCATCAGAGTGGTCACGGTGAGTTTGTCAAGGGCGTCTGGGTATCGGCTAAGTCGATGCCTGGGCGCGCATTTTATTTTGAGACATACTTACCAGAGTATGCAGCAATGTACGATAAACTCCCCATCAGTGCGTTCCTGGCGCGTCCAGAAACCCCTTCACCTGATATGAACCTACCTAACCTACAATTCTGGAATTGTATGGACTATGGGGTCGTGGCCGTACAGAAACAATTCATCGGTTCGATGGACTTTGAATGTTATACTCGTGATCACGGCATTCAAAAAGGAACTTATGTGTGTACTCTGGACAATTATCATCAAGATCCTGATGTGATTGACTATGCAACCAGTGAAAATCCAGCGGAACATAAGTCTCATAACCTGATCGAATTGAATAATGGACAGTTTGCACTGTATCCGAACAACAGAATACGTATTTTTGACAACAGTCTGACACCTGTTGAACCCAAACAACCCGATTTTAAGGTCTCTACACGATATTATTCGGTTGAAAATGGGTTTGATCGTCTTGGAATGGGTCGTGAGGATGAATATTTTTGGAAAACTGCAAAAGAACGGGATAGCAACCCCGTAAAAAGTTCTGATTTACCAGAATCAGGAGCTCAACAATGGGAAAACAATCAGACGTAAACAGAGAACTGATGTTTGAAGAGTGTGGAAGCACTCATTTGATCACAAATCGTGACTCTGAACACCTTCTTCAAGAGGTTGTTCACGATGATATGTTGAAAAAATCGAAAAAATTTGACTCAGCCAACGAATTGCACGAAAAAATTCGTAATGATGCAGATTATGACGACTGGGAGTACGGAACTGAACCCACATATGGTAGACAAGTGCTCTAATTAGAGACTAAATATAAAAAGGTTAGACCAGATTGTATACGTGGCATCCGTTTCTAGATCGTTCAGAGACATTAGTTTATCATTTAAACGTCACCCAGTGACGAATGATCTTATTGCGATCAAAAATGAGGATGCCATTAAACGTTCTGTACAGAATATTGTCCTCACCATCATTGGCGAGAAACCTTTTGAACCAATTTTCGGTACAAACATCAACTCATCGTTGTTTGAATTGAATACTTCTATCGAAGCCATTGGTATTAGAGAACAAATCAGGTCAGCAATCACTAATTTTGAACCTAGAGTCGATAATTTAGAGGTTGCTGTGACAGTTGATGCTGATAGTAACGATATGTACGCGACTGTTCAGTATGATATTGTGGGTCTTCCTGTTCCTACTCAAACAGTAGACGTTATTCTCTTCCCAGCTAGAACATAATGGCTTTCGGTCAGTACGTTAATTTAGACTTTGATCAAATCAAAACGTCCCTCAGAGACTATTTGAGGGCGAATTCGAATTTTACTGACTATGATTTCGAAGGATCGAACCTTTCGATCATTCTGGATGCGCTTGCATATAATACTTACATCACCGCCTACAACACAAATATGGCTGCGAACGAAAGTTTTCTCGATTCCGCTACATTAAGAGAAAACGTCGTATCGCTTGCACGTAATATTGGGTACGTTCCACGTTCAAGACGTGCGGCTAGAGCAAAAATTTCCTTCATTGTCACTGATTTGACCGAAACAGTGACTTTGACACTGAAAGCTGGACTGGTTTGTAATGGTATTGCAGCAAATACCAGTTTTATTTTCTCACTTCCCGAAGATATCACCGTAAATGTCGTTGATGGAGTCGCAAGATTCACTGATATTGAGATTTATGAGGGATTATTCATCTCTCAGAACTTTACAGTCAACACGGCACAGTTCAATCAACGTTATTTGCTCCCAAATTCGTTCATTGACACCTCAACTCTGCGCGTAAAAGTCAAAACGAACCAAAATTCATCAACTTCTGTCGTTTATAAACAACTTGACAACATTATTGGGATTACATCAACGTCTCCATCCTATCTTTTACAAGAAATTGAAGATGAAAGGTATGAAATTCTGTTTGGAGACGGTGTAATCGGGAAAAAACTTGCAAATGAGAACTATATTAACGTTACTTACATCACAACTTCTGGAAAAGGAGGAAATGGAGCTGCAGAATTCAGTTTTATCGGTAATTTAGTCAATCAGGACGGTGGAACAATCGACGCAGACAACATTTCACTCGTCACAACGACTCAAACTGCAAGAGACGGTGACGATATTGAGTCAATTTCGTCAATTAAGTATTATGCACCCAGAATTTACTCTTCACAGTACCGTGCGGTCACGTCATCAGACTACGAAGCGGTTCTGGCATACATCTATCCTAACATTGAGTCAGTAGCTGCATATGGTGGCGAAGAATTGACTCCACCAAGATTCGGAAAAGTCTTTATTTCCGCAAAACCAAGAAATGGTGACTTCTTATCAGACAATACCAAGAGAGAACTGATTCAAAAACTGAGAAGTTATGCAGTTGCAGGTATTGTACCTGAATTTGTTGACCTGAAGTACCTCTACGTAGAACTTAAGTCGTTTGTCTACTATAACACAAACTTCAGTGATGATCCAAACACTCTGAAGACTCTGGTTTCGAGTGCATTGACTCAATATTCACGTTCGATTGATGTCAACAAGTTTGGAGGTCGTTTTAAGTATAGTAAGTCACAAACTTTGATTGACGGTGTGGATGCATCCATCACCTCAAACATCACCAGAGTGATTATGAGAAGAAATCTCAATGCGGTGATTGCGAAGTTTGCACAATACGAACTTTGTTTCGGAAATCAGTTCCACGTTGCAGGATCTTCTTACAACATCACCTCTACAGGGTTCAAGATTGATGGAATCTCCGATACGGTCTATATGGCTGATG